CGAGGGATCTAACCTGTCAACAATTTTAGACGTTTTAGCATATAATACCTACATTACTTCATACAATGCCAACATGGTAACGAATGAAGTGTTCATCGATACTGCAACTTTAAGAAAAAACATTGTTTCGTTGGCAAGAAACATAGGTTATACACCACGTCCAAGGCAAGCAGCAAGGGCAACAGTGTCTTTCTTTGTTAATACTGATGCAATCACTCCTGCACCTGCTTCTTTGACCCTTAAGAAGGGTCCAGTGGCAGCATCATCAACTGCATTTGGTGGACAATCGTTCATTTTCTCAATTTTAAGTGATATTACTGCTCCTGTAATAAATGGAATTGCAACTTTTGATGATGTTGAGGTTTATGAAGGAACTTTATTAACTCAAACTTACACTTATTCGGCAAGAATACCAAATCAAAAATTTATTTTACCAAATATTGGTGTTGATACTGATTTAATTGCAGTTTCAGTAAATCCAACTGAAGCTTCTGCAACAGAAACAAAATATAGTTCTCAAGATAGTCTTTTCGATGTAAAATCTGACTCAAAAGTTTATTTTTTACAAGAAATTGAAGATGAAAGATATGAAATATTTTTTGGAGATGGAATTTTTGGAAAAGAACTTGAAGATGGTAATTTTATAACAATTAATTACATTACTTCTAGTGGTGATGCAGCAAATGGAGTAAGTTCTTTCAATTTTTCAGGAAGAATTCAATATACACGTAATGCAAACACTTATAATGTAACAACTGGCATTTCTTTACTTACAACTGGTCTAACTGCTGCTGGTGGAGAGACAATTGAGTCTGTTGAGTCAGTTAGAAAGTTTGCTCCAAGAATTTATGCTTCTCAAAATAGAGCAATTACAGCAAATGACTATGAATCACTAATTCCAGCAAAAATTTTTCCCGAAACAGAGTCAATTTCTGTTTTTGGTGGTGAAGATTTAATTCCACCTCAATTTGGAAAGGTGTTTATTAGTATAAAACCAAAAAATGGGGATTTTCTTCCAAATTTGGTTAAAGAACAGATGAAATTGAAGTTGAAAAAGTATGCAGTAGCAGGAATTGTTCCAGAAATACTTGATTTGAAATATCTTTACCTTGAAGTCGATTCAAAAATATATTTTAACTCAAATCTTGCCGAATCTGCTGAAACAGTTTCTAGTATTGTTCAAAATAATGCTAATAAGTACGCAGAATCAACCGAAATGAATAAGTATGGTGCTAGATTTAAATATAGTAAATTTTTATCACTTATTGATAATAGTAACGAATCAATAACTTCTAATATAACGACACTTTTTATGAGAAGAGATTTAAGAGTTGTATTAAATTCTTTTGCAGAATATTCTATTGGTTTTGGTAATGAATTTTATATTAAAAGGATGAGTGGATATAATATTAAATCATCTGCATTTAGAATTGCTGGAATAATGGATGATGTTTATATTGCAGATATTCCAAATACAAATAAGATAAATGGATCTTTATTTCTATTCTCTGTTCCTTCAATAAATTCACAATCTCCAAAAATTGTTAAGAGAAATGTTGGGACAATTGATTATAAAAAAGGGGTTGTTACTCTCAATCCAATTAACGTACAATCTGGAATGCTTAAAGATGGGCAGACTGTTATTGAAATATCAGCATGTCCTCTTTCTAATGATGTTATTGGATTACAGGATCTTTATTTGCAACTAGATATTAATAGCAGTAACTTTGAAATGGTTGTTGATGAAATTGCTTCTGGATTAGATCCCTCTGGTTCTAATTACATTACTTCTTCAAGTTATGCAAATGGTAGTTTAGTTCGTGCTGGTGGACGTAACGTTGCTACAACAGGAGGAACTGCTATATCTCCTACTACAACTACGACTACTACTACAACTACATCTACTACAAGTCCTTCAACCTCTGGTTCATCCTACTAAGATAGAAAATTTATAAAATGTCTACAAAAAGAATTCAGCTCAATAACATTGTTCAAAATCAGCTTCCTGGATATGTTAGATCCGACTATCCATTAGTTGCTGAATTTTTAAAGTCGTATTATCAAGGACAAGAATATCAAGGTGGACCAATTGATTTGGTTCAAAATATTGATCAATATACAAAAGTTAGTGAACAGGTTGATCTTACCGAATACGTTGGATTGGGTGCTTCTGTAGGTTTCAGTAATGATATAATTGAAGTTGATATGAAAAAGAATCCCACTGGAACTTTGGGTTTCCCAAATTCTTATGGATTGTTGAAAATTAATAATGAAATCATTACTTATACTGGAATAACTACATTTGCTTTTACTGGATGTGTTAGGGGATTTGTTGGTGTTAGTTCATATCAAAATGATATTAATCCTGAAGAATTAGTATTTGAATCTACTACTGCAGAAGAGCATGATAAAGGTGTTTCTATACAAAATTTAAGTTCTCTCTTCCTTAAAGAATTTTTAGTTAAGACTAAACATCAACTTACTCCAGGATTTGAAGCAAGAAAATTATCTTCAGATTTAGATCAAAATATTTTCATAAAACAATCAAAAGACTTTTATCTAAGTAAAGGAACTGATAGGGGTTTTGAAATTTTATTTAAAGCTTTATATAATGAAAATGTAAAAATTATAAGACCATCTGAATTTCTTTTTACACCATCTAATGCAAATTATAAAATAACAAAAGATTTTGTTGTAGAACCAATTTCTGGTGATCCAATTAATCTTGAATTATCTACATTATTTCAAGATGCATATAAAGATCAGAGTATTGAAAAAGCATATGCACCAATAACTCATGTAGAACCTATTAATGTTAGTGCAGGAACTACATTTTATAAATTAAGTATTGATGCTGGTTATAATAGAGATTCTAGAGTTGAGGGATCTACATACGGAACTTTTATTACACCACCTAGAACAAGATTGATTGGAGAGGTTGGTGCAGGTCTTACATATATTGATGTTGATTCTACAGTTGGGTTTGGTACTGCTGGTGAATTGTATTTTAAATATATTGATAATACTATAGGGGTAAGTTCATATACATCAAAAAGTTTAACTCAATTTTTTGGACTTAGTGGAATTGGAAAGACTATTTTAAGTGGTGAAACTATTGGTATTAATACTTTTGCATATGGAAAATCTGTTATTGATTCGGATGAAACTATTGAAGTAAGAATTACCTCAGTAATTGATACGTTTGATTATGAAAATACTAATTGTCTTTTTGAAAAAGATGATACTATAAAAATTAAAACTTTAGGAATTGGAGATACTGGATTTAGAGTACAAGAATGGTTCTATAATGTTTCTCCAGTATATCAAGTTGAGAGTATTACTCTCAAAGATACATCTGATTGGACTTATGAGATTATATTAACTACCGATCATGATTTTAAAATAGGAGATAAATCTGTTGCTATTTTGGTTGGTAGTGATGGACGTAATTTACCTGTATCAGATATAACTCAATTAACTTCTCGTAGAGCATTTATTATAAAGGGTCAAGGTGAGGTTAATACTACTTTAAGCTATACAGTTGAAAGGCAAATTTTAAAAACAAATGCCATTAATTTTCCTGAAGCTTCTGACTTTTCTACAAATGTGCAGAATGTATATAAGGAGAAAGGAACAGATAAGTTACTTATAGCATCACCATCTATTCCAACTTATGGATCTCAATCATTGGGTGTTAATGATGGAAAAATTATATTTAGTGGAAGTTTTAGTGGAGATGAATATGAAATTATAACCAATTCAACCACTACTCCTTCTGGTGTTCCTATTTTTGATCATGGATTCTATACTGGTGATTCGATTTATTATACACCACAAATTATTAATGATTCTTATGTAGATCCTACAAGTGGCACTTCCATAGACAATTTTGTTGTTAAGTCATCTTTAATGGATGAGGGTCTTTACTTTGTTAAAAGAGTAAATTCAACAACACTTAAATTTGCTAAGAGTGGTTCTGATCTTTATACTGAAAAATTTATTAATGTTGATACTGATGGGACAAGAACTGGTATTGTAACTGATAATAAAATTTCACCATTTAAATTTAATAATAAAAGTTTAAAATCACAAAAATTATTAAGAGAAGTTTGTCCACCTGATAATAGTGGGACTGTATATGAAACAACTCCTGGACATACTGGTATATTGGTAAATGGAGTAGAGATTTTAAATTACAAATCTTTTGATCAGGTTCATTATGGAAAACTTGAAAGTATAGATGTTCTTGCTGGTGGAAAAGAATATGATGTAATCAATCCTCCTTTTTTACATATTAAAGATTCTGTCGGTATTGCAGCTACTGGATATGCTGCGATATCTGGATCTCTAAAGGAGATGAGAATTATTGATGCAGGTTTTGATTATAAAGAACCACCTACATTGAAAATTGAAGGTGGTAATGGATCAGGTGCTCGTGTTTCTGTAAATATGCAATCTATAGATCATTCTGTTTCCTTTGAAGCAGGATCTTCTAGAATAGGTCTTGATGGTGATACTTTACCCTCTACAATTGGATTCACCACTTACCATAAATTTAAAAATGCAGAGAAAGTAATATATGTTACTGATGGGCAACAAGTTATTGGTGGACTTACTACAAGTGCAACTTATTATGCTGCTCTTGTCGGAACTGCTGGAACTACGATAAGACTTCATAAAGATGAAGCAGGTGTTCTAGCAGGTATTAATACAATTGCATTAACATCTAAAGGAATTGGAAAACAATTTATAAAATCTGTTCAAACTAAAAATATAGTTGAATCTATCAATATACTTTCTGGTGGAAGTGAGTATCAAAATAAAAAAAGAACTGCTGTTCCTGCAGGTATAAACACTTCTTTAAATTGTATTAATATTAAAAATCATGATTATGAATCTGGAGAAATTGTTACTTATAGTTGCAATGGAACACCAATAGCAGGACTTACCACTTCTACTGATTTTTATGTTACCAAGAAAAATGATGATAGTTTCTATCTATCGAGTGTTGGAGTAGGAACCACTGCTAGTGATTTCTATCATAAGACTAAGCAATATAGACCTCTTACTTCTATTGGAGTAGGAACTCATACTTTTAACTATCAGGATATTACTGTAACTATTGATGGGGATGTTGGTATTAATTCAGTAGGATCTGAAACTTTTGAACTTAAGGTTCAACCTATATTCAGAGGTGAAGTAACATCTATCCATTTATCTAATAATGGAGTTGGATATGGTTCATCTGAAATTATTAACTTTATTAGAGAACCTGAAATAACTTTATTATCTGGGTCTAATGCACAATTAACTCCTATCATTAGTGGTGGAAAAATTATTGAAGTTATTGTTGAAAATAAAGGTAGTGATTATAATTCACCTCCAAATTTACAGATAAATGGAAGTGGTTCGGGTGCTGTAATAACTCCTATTTTAAAGGTAGTAGATCTTAACGGAAATGCTTCATCGGTTGGCATAGGAACAACTATTAATTATGTTTTAGATACTGTTAATTTAATACATCAGGGATCTGGATATGGCACATCAACTACTTCTATTGATGTTATAAATTCTGGAACTGATAGTAAATTACGTTCTCATATTCAAAAATGGAATGTTAATTTATTTGAAAAATATTATCAAACTAATCAAATTTCAGATGATGATGGATTTATAAAAGACGGTAATATTGAATTGCAATATAATCATTTATATGCACCAAGAAAATTAAGACAAACAATTTATGCAACGAATCAAGAAGGAAAATCTTTATTTGGTGAACCAGATTTAAAAAAGGTTAATGGGCAAGAAGTTCCATCAGACAACCATTCTCCAATTATTGGATGGGCTTATGATGGAAATCCAATTTATGGTCCTTATGGTTATATTAAGAAAGCAGGTGGAACAGTAACCCAGATGAAATCTGGATATATTGAAGAATCTACAATTAAGGAAAATAGACCACCTTTAAGTATTTTTCCTCCAGGATTCTTTACTGATGATTATACTTACAAATCAGTAAGTGATGAAACTGTTTTGGATGAGAATAATGGAAGATTTTGTGTAACTCCACAATTCCCAAGTGGAACTTATGCATATTTTGCAACAATTGATGATTCTGGTTCTGAGCAAGGTGGACAATTTAATACTTATAAGTTACCAGTATTCCCTTATTTGATTGGTAAAAATTATTATTCTACTCCTAATGATTTTAACTTCTTAGTTTCTTCAAATCAAGATAGTTATGATTTGAATAATAGTAAGTGGTGTAGAAATACAACACCTTATAATTTGATATATG